AAGTTAGAGGTAAAACCGATGAATAGCTTTAAAGTAACAAAAGATCACCGTATTTTACTGAATGACGTGGAGATTGATCATGTTCTTGGCTTTGATCTTCACATTGAAGCAGGAGAAGACCCGGAAGTTGTTCTGCGATTCTTGGCGTCAAACATTGATATTGATGATTACAGAGACTACTGATACAAGAGCTAGGCGAAAGGAACAATAAAAAGCGCCCCGGCCAGTGCTGGAACACCGACCGGGGCGGCGGAACCTATTGACCACACCAACAGGCCCGCGAGGTAATCATATCATTCCTCCGGGCGCGAAATTAGGAGGAATTTGTCGAATGGACGGAAAAGACTTTTTGAGTGAAACAGACAGCATCCAGAGCCTGGAGCGTCAGGGCTCCAATACCAAACGGCTCATAGACAAGCTCAATCGGGCGATTTATGGCATGACCTTTGACGAGGCTATCCGGTTGGGTAAAGAGAATCCCCCGCCGCGCCACGAACACGACGAGGGAAAGGATTGAGACACCACTAACAATCCCTTTGGATTCATTATAAAGCCTCCAAAGGGGAAAAGCAAGGGGGTACTTTATGCCAAGAGTTAAGTTAGCCCAAAATCTACGTAAAGAGACTAGGCTTGATATCCTGAATCAAATCATCAAGCACAGGATGATTGACGAGAGACTTGAGACGCAAGACCAATTGGCAAGCTATTTGGGAATTGACCGATCTTCTATCAACAAAAGGATTTCTGGGGAAACAAAATGGAAATATGACGAGCTATGCAATCTATTTTCTCTTCTTCACTTTAGCCCAGAAGAGATTGCAAAAGCGATGGGAGCAAAGTTATGAGCAATTTAACATTTTTCTTTGTGGTGCTGGGAGTATGCACATTTACCAGAGGCATCTTCTGGGTGGTGGACAAGCTGGAGGGGCGGGTATGAAGCGACGGCAGATTCTTACATATCTTTGCTTCGTCGGGCTTCTGGCAATCTGGTTAATTGGATTCCTGGCGCTGAATGTGGATGCGGAGCCTCCGCGCCCGGAACACACAAAAGCCACCATGCCGGAGATCACATTGGACGAGCTGGAGGCCGCAGAGAATGAGCTTATTGAGGCCGCGCTGCTGGCCCGCTCAACCAAGCTGGAGGACGTGGACATCACCTTCTACTGCTGCGAGGAGCGCCCACACATCTGCGGGACAGGCTCCGGCATCACTGCCAGCGGACGGCGTGTGACTCCGTATGTTAGCTGTGCTGTAGACCCTGCCGTGATTTCGCTGGGCAGCACCATCATGATCGAGCACAATGGCGAAATGCTGTATCTGCGGGCGGACGATACCGGCCCTGCTATCCGGGGAAACAGGCTGGACATTGCGGTACAAGGTCACCAGGAGGCGTTATCTTTAGGCGTGAAAACGGCTGATATTTGGTGGTGCGAGGAAGGGGTGTCCTGAAATGAGCATGGAAAAGCTGATTCAGGACTCCGTTGACTGTAGGAAAGACCACAAGACATACGGGAAATGGAAGCCAGATCATCCCGGAGACCCATCGTCCAGAAAGGGACATTCCCCGATTGGAACCCGGTACTGTGAGGTGTGCGGCGCAGTTTTGAAGCGACGGCAAAAACGATTCTGCTCTGTCGATTGTTCCGGCAAGGTTTGGAAACAGCAAAAGCGGAAGGAAGAGAAATGAAAACTCTAAAATGCTGCCGGTGTGATGCAGAAATTAGACCCGGAGATCAATATTCCGTTATTTTAGGTGAAATTTACTGCAAAGACCACGAAGAAGAATTTCTTAAAGATGAACTGGAAGCTCGGTTTGATGAACTAAGAGAGCAGTTAGAAGAAATGGTTGGTATTCCGGTTTACTATTTGGAGGAATTATGAGCAAGCTGATTTGCGTGATGGGTGAGTCTGGTTCCGGAAAGACCACAGCCATGAGAACATTAGACCCCAAAACAACGTATTATGTCGATTGCGATGGAAAGGGATTGGCTTGGAAAGGATGGAACAAGCAGTACCATTCAGAAGCCAAGAACTATACCGTTTCAAGAGACATTCCAAAAATAACAAAATTGATCGTTGATATCAGCGAAAAGAAGACCGAAACCAAAACTATTGTTGTTGACACACTAAACACCTGCATGGTGGACAAGGAAATCAAGAGCATGAAAGAAAATGGTTATGGAAAATGGATTGACTTGACGCAGTTTGTATGGGACTGCATCGAGACAGCCGGAAAACAGAGAGCTGATTTGACCATCATCTTTATCATGCACAGCGAGACGGTTCGTGATGATTTTGGTTACAGCTTTACCAGGGTAAAAACCAACGGACGGAAGTTGGAAAAGCTGGTTCCTGAAAGCCTGTTTGGAACGGTTCTTCTGGCAAAGAAGAACGAGGAGAACCGCTATGTATTTGAGACCCAATCTCAAAACAGCACGGCAAAAAGCCCAATGGGAGCCTTTGAATCCTTTGAGATCGACAACGATATGGCAATGGTCTTAAAGGCACTGGAGGATTTCTGATGGCGAAATGTGAGGGTGTTACACATTATATTAAAGCAACAGCAGAGATTTATTTCCCAGATGGTCATGTTTGCTGCGAATTGTGTCCATTACTGGAGACCTATGCCAGAAAGCAATGTAGAAGAACTGGTGAGTACCTTTTAGATACGAGAATCACAGGTTTTTATTGTCCATTGAAATTTAAAAATACGGAGGAAAACAAGAATGAAGCAGTTTAGCGGTTATGAGGCAAAGAAAGCGGTAACCAGAGAAAATTTACCAGTTGGCGGCTATGTAGCAAAAATCCTGAACGCGGAGGAAATTTCCTATTCCTGGGGGGCCGTCCTTCTGGTTTCTTTCGACATCGCGGAGGGCCAATACAAGGATTTCTTTGCTAATGATTACAAGGGGCAGGACCGTGAAGATAAGAAGTGGCGCGGTACATATCGACTTCGCATTCCTAACGATGACGGAAGCGAGCAAGACGGCTGGTCTAAAAGATCATTCAACAATGCCATGTACTGTATCGAGGACGGAAACCCTGGTTATCACTGGAACTGGGACGAGACAACCCTGAAAGGAAAAACCGTCGGTGTCCTGTTCCGCAACAAGGAATGGGAGAAGGACGGTAAAACTGGCTGGTTTACTGAGTGCTGCGCTCTGGCATGCATTGGAGATATCCGGGACGGCAATTTCAAGACGCCGAAAGACAAGCCCTTGAAAGATAAGGAAACTTCTTCTGGTGGATTTGCAGAGATTCCGTCAAGCCCTGACAGTGATCTTCCGTTTTAATGGACCACTTCGCTGTTGACAAGGCCCTGTCTACCATGACAGTGCTCTGTGATACCAGGGAGCAAAACACGCTGCGGGCCAGAAAACGTTTCAAGCAGATCGGAGTCCCGATTGAGAGGGCAGCTCTCTCTTTCGGGGACTACTCCGTAAGGTGTGACGTTTTGGATTTGCGGGACAATGTAGCCATAGAACGAAAGATGGATTTGTCTGAATTGTCCCATTGCTACTGTCAGGAACGGAAACGCTTTGTGCGCGAGTTTGAGCGGGCCAAAGAGGCGGGGGCTAAGTTATATCTCTTGGTCGAGAATGGGAGCCTTGACGAGGCTTACAGCGGCCACTACAGGGCGAGAGTTCATCCCAAGTCTTTGACCGCTTCCATGCTTGCTTGGCTGGCTCGTTATAACTGCCAAATCCTGTTTTGCAAAGAGGAGAACAGCGGCCAGGTGATTCATGATGTGCTGTACAGAGAGTTGAAAGAGCGATTGGAGGCCATGCCAGATGTCAATTAAACCAATAGAAACTATCTACAATGGCTATCGGTTTCGGAGCCGGTTGGAGGCTAGGTGGGCGGTATTTTTTGATGCTGCGGGAATCAAGTATCAGTATGAGCCAGAGGGATTTTGTGTCACTGATTTTGATGGACCCGATCTTTATTACTTGCCGGATTTTTACTTCCCAGATCAAGAAATTTATGGGGAGGTAAAAGGGCGGCCATTTACAGAGCAAGAAAAGGAAAAGATGGCTTGGAGTGTTGACTATTGTGGGCCGCTAAAAAATGGGCTCGTTCTTCTTGGAAATATTCCTTCTAAACTAGAGTTGGATGATATGCCAGACTTTAATATTCCATTTGTTTATTGGACAAAAGGGATTGTAAAAGGAGCTGCCTGTTTTGAATTAAATGGGTTAGACAGATTGAGGTTTTATCTTCCTGATTTCCAAGATTGCATTACAAGCGCCCCCGATTTTCCTTATGATGACGCAGAGCCTTTTTTCTTCTTCTCTCATGGAGATGATGTGGAAGAATGGTTACCCCATAAAGCTCTTGTAGACAGTTGTATGAACAAAGCCCGCCAAGCTAGATTTGAACACGGAGAATGCGGATGAAGAAGCAATTTAAGATCACCTGCACCCACAATCCACAGGACTTTTATAACGGCGTGGAGCCTGCGGAGCTGGCCCGGACATACAACACGGACCAACTAGAGGACGACGTGTCCCACGAACTGGATCAGGGGTATCAGGTGATCGTATCGGAGGTTAAAAATCATGAAGAATGAAAAACGTCAAATTAAAGCCGACTATCTGCCATGCCGCTATGATTTTAGAGTTATGGAAAATGGCAAGCCTTTTACTCTATACGATTTGACGATGGACGAGCTAACCTGTCTCATGGATGTTTATTTCCGAAACGGATATGAACAGGTATATGCCAGAATTTCCTCAACATGGGAGTGAATTATGGACGAAAAGGCGGGATGGATCAAATTATGGAGAAAATTTGCAGATGATCCGTTGTGGGTTTCGGAACCATTTACTAAAGGGCAGGCTTGGGTAGACTTACTTCTTATGGCTCAGGGGACAGAAAACACAATCTTCAAAAACGGGAAATTTATGGAGTTTCAGCCAGGAACAGTTTATAAAAGCATCCTGGAATTATCCAAAAGATGGAAATGGAGCCGAAATAAGGTTAGTAGATTTTTAAAATCCATCGAAAATGAAGCAATGGTTGAAACAAAGAGTGATACAACGAACGGAACAACGATAACCATTGAAAACTGGGATGTTTACCAGGGAAGAGGGCAGCAGACGAAACAACGTCGTGAACGAAAATCGGACAACTCACGGACAACGGACGGACATAATAAAGAAGGAATAAGAAGGAATAGAAGAAAAGAAGATATAGGCGCGTCCCCGGCTTCGCCCTTGACGGGCGAGCGGGTCCCCGCTATAGGGGATGGCGATTGTCTGATCGAGCTTGATGGAGAGAACCACAGATTCCCGAAAAGCTGGTATGGGCTAGCAGAGGAAAAAGGCTGGACGATTGAACAGTATGTGAGGTGGCGGCATCAATGAGCTACATATTCAAGTCAGAAGATGCTTTTGGACTGGCTAGGGCAATCGGGATTGAAACACACGAACATGGAGACGAACTGTTTTTCAAGTTCTGCCCGAAATGCAAAGGCGGGGACCACCACGACAAAGACAAATGCTTTAGAGCCGGGTGCGATTATCGCGGGCACTTTGTAGAGCTGGCAAGGGATTTTGACTATGACCTTGGATTTGGAGAAAAGCGGGTTTACAGGAAGCTGCCGCAGAAGCCGGTTGTGGTTCGTGACGGGGCTGTTGAGTACATGGCTAGTCGTGGGATTAGTGCAGAGGTGTGCAAGCGATATGAGCTAACCACCAGGACCGATAACAAGAACATTCTGGTTTTTCCCTTTTATGACGAGTCCGGGACGCTTCAATTTGTGAAGTACCGGAATATGAAGTTTAGGAAGGGAATTGATAAAAACAAAGAATGGTCCGAGGCAGACGCCATGCCAATCCTTTTTGGGATGAAGCAGTGTGTTGGGTTTGATCGGCTGATTATCACAGAAGGCCAGATAGATAGCCTTACAGTTGCGGAGTGTGGTTTTGACAATGCGGTATCTGTTCCAACAGGGGCCAATGGTTTTACTTGGCTGGCTAACTGCTGGGACTGGATTACACGATTCAAAGAGATCGTGGTATTCGGGGATAACGAACATGGAAAAATCACATTGGCTGATACATTAAAAGCGCGGCTGACCCAAGTTATCAAAGTTGTTCGGCGGAAAGACTATCTGGGAGAAAAAGATGCCAACGACATACTCAGAAAATACGGAAAAGAAGCTGTTAAAACTGCTGTCAACAATGCGGAGGTTCCGAGGCTGGAAAACGTCAAGGACCTGTCAACAGTCGAAAGCATAGATCTAAATAGCCTACAAAAGATTAAAACCAACATTCCAGAGATTGACCGTGTAATTGGTGGGCTAGTCATGAGCCAAGTGGTGTTACTTACCGGAAAGCGCGGAGAGGGAAAGTCCACATTTATGAGTCAACTTGTGTGTGAAGCTTTAGACCAGGGAGAAAACGTATTTGTGTATTCCGGTGAACTGGCTGATTATCATTTTAAACGGTGGCTGGACTATCAGTTAGCCGGAACAGGGAATATCCAGTCTCACTTGAATCCCTATGGAGATTACGAATACAGCATTGCGAAGTCAGTCTTAGATCAAATTTCCAACTGGTATAAAGGCCGGGCTTACATATATGACAATAGTTGGGTTCCGGATGATGGCGAAGAAATGGAAACCCTTCCGGAGACGATTGAGAAAGTCATCCGACAGTATAGCGTCAGACTGGTTTGCATCGACAATCTGATGACGGCCATGGAAACGGTGGCCGATAATTCTCAGCTCAATTTGGCTCAGAGCAATTTCGTTGGAAAGCTCAAACGGATCGCGGCAAAGTACGACGTGGTCATCATTCTGGTGGCACACCCAAGGAAAAGCAAGGACGATTTTAGCAATGACGATGTTGCTGGGTCTGCAGACATTACCAATAAGGCTGATGTAGTAATGTCTTATCAACGATCAGATTCTACAGATTGCAATAGCATCTTGCAGGTCACCAAAAATCGTTTGTTTGGGAAATATGCCGTTAAGGATGACGCTGTCAGGCTTATGTACAGCGAAAAGTCCAAGCGGATATTTTCCAGTGACGGCGACAGACATTATGGATGGGAAAAAAATTTCACCAAAACAGACGAAGATGCCTGGATGATTTGAGAGGATAGATATGGATTTTATTTGGGAAAAAGAAGCTGCTAACCAGGAACCTATGCCGGACGGGCTTTTGCTGGCAGAACAAAAAGCATTTCAAGTAATATCTGCCCTTTATGCGCGGTTTTATGCGAAGATGATTACAAAAGAACAGGCGGCTATGGATAAGCAAAAAATTAAGGCTGCACTGAAAGAAGAAATCAGCGCTGATAACTTCCGGGACAACACCGCCTATGAGCGGGAGAAAATCCTGCGGCTTTCAGAGCAAGCCAGAATCAAGGCGCGGAAAGAACCAACAACAGAAAACTGCCTTGCGCTGGTGAATACCATTGATGGAATTTTAAAAAACGGGCTGCAACAAAATGTGATCCTATCAGAACATGGAGCGAACTGTCCGTGCTGCAGGAGATTTTTTAACCGGGAACACGCAGATAGAAGGCCACGATTCTGTGAGGACTGTGGTGCGATGCTGGTATGGTAAATAGTTGCTTGCTGGAAGGGAAGAGAACATGACGGATGATATGAAACGCGCCCTTCTGGGAGACAAAGAGGCGGCTAAGCTATGAGAGTGCTGGTGGCTTGTGAAGAATCGCAGGAGGTCTGCAAGGCATTCAGGGCGCTGGGGCACGAGGCTTATAGCTGCGATATTGAGCCCTGCAGCGGGGGGCATCCGGAGTGGCATTTGAGATGTGATGCGCTGGAACTTCTAAAAATGCAATGGGATATGATTCTGGCGTTCCCACCATGTACTTACCTGTCCAACGCTGGAGCGAAGCACCTTTTCCGCGGCGGTGCACTAAATCAGGAGCGGTATCAAAAGGGGCTGGAGGCAAAGGAGTTTTTTCTGAAATTTCTGGATGCGGACTGCCCGAAAATCTGTGTTGAAAATCCAGTATCAAGCAGAATTTATGAAATGCCGCCGCACACTCAGGATGTGCAGCCCTGGATGTTCGGGCATCCAGTACAAAAAAAGACCCGTTTGTGGCTGAAGGGCCTGCCGCCATTGGAACCGACAGACATCGTAGACCCGGAGTGTGGCTGCCATGAGGCCGGGACGTGGTTTATGCGAGGCGGAAAAGACCGTCAGAAGAACAGAGCCAAGACGTTTCCTGGATTGGCAAAGGCGATGGCCGAACAATGGGGAGGTGACTGAAATGGATGATATCAAATTAGCCTTGCTTGGGAATAAAGAGGCGGCCAAGCGGCTGACGGACGCAGGTGTGCTGGTGCCGTGCCCGGGGTGCAGAGGAAAGGCAAGGGTGCGGAGCGAACGCTGCTATCAGCCAAATGTCCGCAGAAATGTGATCTGCACGAAATGTTTTACAAACAGCGGATGGTATAAGACGGAATACGAAGTCCGCCTCGCCTGGAACACCCGCGCGCCGATTTTGAGTACGGAAGAATTACAAAGACTGGAGGCCCAGCCATGACGCGGGAAGAAGCATTATCCTGGTTTGAGAAACGGGTCAAAGCAGTTAGTATGCCTGGAGCACGAGCAGCACACGAGGCGGCAATCCGTGCCCTCCGCCCCGTCAGCCGGGAGCAGGTGGAAAAGAAGCGGGGAGAGTGGGAGGACGTTCCATTAAACATGGATGCATCATACTTTGCGACAAAGTACAACTTGCGCAAAAAATGCACGGCGTGTAAGTATGTGATGCCAAGAGAATGGCCGAATTTTAAATTTTGTCCTGCATGTGGAAGCCCAATGACGGACGAGGCCGTGGAGATGGTGATGGAGAGGATGGAGGAATTGAAAGATGCGGGCGATTGATGCTGATGTAATGTTAGCAGAACTGAAGCCAATTGACTATGAAGCTGAACATAGTACTGTCCTCATATCAGACGTGGCAAAAATCATGCGAGAATGGGTTGAGCGTCAGCCCACCCTCACCCCGCCGAACGAGTGGGTGAGCGTGGAGGAGAGGTTGCCGAAGCCGGATATTGACGTACTTCTCTATTTTGGTGATTCAGCCAAATTAAAAATGGCCGTGGGAGGCAAATATGAGTTAGACGACGGTTGGTATTCTGTCACAGATGGAGAATATTACACCGATTGTGATACACCTCCAATTTATTGGATGCCATTACCGGAAGAACCTGACCGCCGCCCGCCGGAGGGAGAGGAGGAACCTTGATGGACTACGAATTGATGACAAGACAGTTGCGACAAGCCGCCGATGCTTGGGAAAAACGTCACCCGGTAACACCGACATTTGAACTGGTGGTACAGGACGCCCTGCGCTCCGCAGCCGACGCCCTCACCGACCTGCTGGCAGAAAACGTGAAGCTGCGGGACGAAGCGGAAGGGATGCGGTCGAACTGGTATAAAGCTGTTGAAGCGGTCAAGAACCTACGGGCCGAGCAGGAAAAGGCCAAGACAGAGATCACCCGCCTGAAGCACTACGAGGACAAATGCCATGACTGTCCCATCGTCTGTGCCAAAACGGAAATCATCAAGGCGCACGAGGAGTTGGAAGCGGTACAAAACGAGCTGGAGCAGGTGAAGCGGGAAAAGGATGCTCTCATTGGGGACTTCGTTGATTATGTGACAGATGGCGTTCCAAACCCGGCCATATTCTGCAGAAACAGGTGTGATAAATGCACCGATATGCGCGGATGGTGCACCGGGAAAAACTGCAGTGGATTTTATCCGTCCGGGGCGAGAGGCCAGAAGGAGGACTGAAATGGAACGGTTAACAAAACGTGATAAAAACGGAAATTGGCGCATAAAGCGCTTTACCGAAATCCTGCCTGCACATTGGCAAGCATGTAACCGCCTCGCCGCTATCGAAGACATCCTGGGCGAGGAGTACGACCTTGCCCGCCTCCGCGAACTAGTCCAAGCGCACAAGAAAAATCGGGTATTGCCCGAGGGAAGTGGCTGGTTTGTTACATGTAGCGGGAAGAAGTTGACGGTTGTCATGGACATTGAGGCCGCACTACGGAGGGAGCAGAATGAAAAAGGAGGAGACTCAGAATGATATTTTCCGCTGGCATGAATTTCTTTCTGGCGGCACTGAATGTTTATTACGGGATAAACGGAACTGGCAATACTGCGCTGAATTGGGCCGCAGCAGTTTTTATTTTTGGGATAGGACTTATTCAAATTGCGTTTTACATTGTGAAGGAGACGAACAAATGAAGGAGTACATCGAGAGGGAGCAGGCAATCGCCCTGTTTTATCCAGTTGACCCGGAAAATGATGGATCAGATGGATGCACTATTGTTTACAAGTCTGGTAACTTTAGTTCTTCCGAGATCGAGGCCATGCTGTTAGACCTCCCCGCCGCCGACGTTGCGGAGGTGAGGCACGCTTTCTGGTCAGATTATGGCTCTGGAGTATGCTGTACAAACTGTGGAATTTCTTTATTCCATCAAGACGAAAATAACAACTGGGGCATTGAGCCAAGTAAATTTACGTTTTGCCCTTCGTGTGGCGCTTGCATGGACAAGGAGGACGAGCATGAGGCTGATTGATGCTGATAATTTAGATTTCACATTTGATAGGCGTTGTTTTTCGGAGGGTGATACCCAGTATGTGCGCGGAGTGGACGATGCCATTGGGGTGGTAAACAACGCTCCTACCATCGACGCCGTGCCTGTGGTCAGGTGCCTGGAGTGCGTGAGTAGAGGTGACAGTTCAAACTTTCCGGCCATGATATATTGCAAGAGACTTTATTGTTATAAATCACCAGAGGGCTACTGCGACGAGGGCCAGCGAAAGGAGGCCGACCATGACTAAGTGCTGCGCCACCTGGAAGGAGGAGACCAACATGGACAAGCCGTTGAAGGAGTGGACACTGGGGGAACTGAAAGAGTGGTGTTATCAATACAGAAAGTCCCACACAAATAAGCCGTGCGAACAGACCTGCCCTATCTATCAGAGAGGGATTTGCTGTCGTGAATGGGTACACGAGTGGGATTTAGAGGAAAAGCCCCGCTGGACGGAGCAGGAGGTGGAGGATGCCAAGACAATTAGGAGAGTTTTGGGGGCGGACTGGAAAAGCGTAGAAAGAGAAGATGATGGATTTATAGTATTGAGGAACTTCAATACTGGGGATGATGAAATTCTTTGCCAGTCTCTTAGGCTTGAAAGTAATGCATTTCCGTCTGTTAAGATTGGCCGAGTTTACACCCTTGACGAGATCATCGGAGGTTTGGAATGACTTTTCAAGAGTGCTGCGCTGTATGTCTTGACAATCAAGAATTTTTGACCCAGTTCAACCGGCTGACGGGAAACGCCATCGGAACACCAAGAACGGGAATTGAGATCGCAATCGACAAGGCATGTGGAAGGGACCCGAACAGAGATGGGATGAAGGACTTCTGCAAATTTGTGTTTGAGTTTATATGGCTGCCATTGTGTAAACACAGCGGAGGTACGGAATGAACGAAGTTATGATTACCAACAAATGGGTCCATGAAGATGACCAGCAGGCCAAAGCCGACGCGGGGAAGCCTCGCCCTACTCTGGTTCCTGTGTCTCTGATCGAGGCTGTGACGGCGGTCCGAATGTACGGAAACGAAAAGTACCACGACCCGGAGAATTGGCGGCAGGTGGAGCCGCAGCGATATCAGGATGCTTTGTACCGGCAC